ACCGGAAATTCGGGTATTATGCCAGCTAATAGATTTTGGTCGGATGCAAAAAATAGCGAAGAATACAAAGCAATGGATGCCCTATACAGAGGGGTTGAAAGAGCAATACAACGTATTAATAACCGTAGATAATGGGAAAAGCAGAAGAAAAATTCAATATTTCAACAGAAATCAGAGCAATACTACTGGACTCTCCGGAAATTAAGGAATTAGTAGGTACAAAGGTATATCCCCTTGTTGCACCGCAGGATACGCCAGGAGACTTTATCATATACCAGCGGGATCGCTATATGATCGAACGTAACAAGATGGCCTACACGTCCCAAAAATGCGAAGTCTATATCAATGCGGTTTGTGATAACTATGACAGGAGTAAGCAACTTGCATTATTGATTTTTGAAGCATTGGACGGGGAGTTTAGTAATCCGGATATGACTATACACTTGGAAGATGCTACAGAAGATTATGTAGACGGGAAATACATACAGGTCTTATTATTTTCAATTGTTTAAAATATAGAATTATGGCAGATAAAAAGTTAGATTCAAGCATAGACATCTTTAGAGGTGAATTAATGCTTTTTGTAGGAGAAGATCCGATAGCATTCGGATCAAGTGCAGGATTAGATATCAGTACAGAAGAACTTGATATCTCAAACAAAATGATGGGTGATTGGTCCGGTTCTCTTTCCGGAAAGAAGAGTTTCACTATTTCCAGTGAATCACTTCTGACACGCAAAGAGGGAGCTATGAGCTTTGATACCCTGCTGGATAAGCAGATTAAAGGTGATCCTTTAGATTTCTTTTTCGGAAGTGCAAAAGCTACTGATAAGGACAATTTTGGCGGTACATACACAAAGGATACCGAACAAAAAAACTATACCGGTAAAATTATCATCACCTCTCTATCTATTAAATCGGATAACGGTCAGATTGTTTCTGTCAGTGCATCTTTTAAGGGAGTGGGTGCATTGAAGCCAGTAGAAGGAACTGTGTCAGGGGGAGAAGGGGAAGGAGAAGATCCTTCAGTATAGCTAATAAACGAATGTTTGTAAAGGCGGTCCTATGATGGCCGCCTTTTTTAATATGAAATCATTATGGAAATACTTCTTTTTTGTTTGAGTGTTTTATTTATTATATGGATTACATGCATAGCCATAGACAATGTGATTATAAATCGAAATAAGCGGTCGGAGTCGTCCCATATACCTGCACCTCCAAAATTTAAACCAATTCTAATAGGTAAGTTTCACCGTCTTACCATAAAGACAATAATACGCTGGGAACAGATGCGGGAAAAGTCTTTTTCGCAGGTAGATTATACTGATAAAGAAGACGTGGAATCCTTACTTTATGCTATGTATATCACCGGTGATAAGCCTGGATATACTTTTGAAGTTTTTCGGGAGGTGCTGGCAGATGAAAGGTTTATAAATGCTATGTCTTCCGATTTAGGAAGAATCATGGAAATAGTGGCTCAATTTCAAAAGAAGATAACCATATCAGATATCGGCAATGCCGAGGGCAGTCCTGAATACATAGGTAGTATTGTATCTACTTTGATAATGGCAGGCTTGGATGCACATTATGCATTAAATGAAATGGAGTTATGCGATCTCCCAATATATATCGAGTCATACGAAAAGAAGCGTAAAGAGGAAATGGAGAGTAACCGGCTATGGACCTTCTTTACCATGATGCCGCATATAGACGCTAAAAAGATGAAAAACGGAGCTAAGGATCTGATAATATTCCCTTGGGAAGAGGAAGAAGCTAAGATAGAAGCTGAAAGAGCCATCAATGAGGGTATGGAAAAATTTGAGAATTTTATGAACACGAAAAAATCAGATTATTATGGCAAGTAAATTATCATTCAGTATTGCGATAAACCTTCTTACTGAAAACTTCAAGAAGGGCACAAACCAGGTAAAAGCCGGACTCCGTGCAATACAGATGCAAGTATTAACCTTTGCTGCCGCACTTGGTGCCGGTGGATTAGGATTAAGCAATTTTGTTTCCCGTCTTATTGATGTAGCCAGGGAGACCAACCGGGTAACTACAGCATTGAAGAACGTTTCCGGAGGAATGGCACAGTTTGCCGATAATCAAAGGTTCCTGATCGATATGGCAAAGAAGTACGGATTAGAGATTAACGCTTTGACCGGGAATTTTGCAAAATTTACGGCTGCTGCTTCCATTTCCGGTATGTCCATGATGGACCAGCGTAAAATCTTTGAATCTGTTTCCCGGGCTGTTACAGCTTTCGGTATGAGTGCTGATGATAGTAATGGTGTTTTCCTTGCTCTTTCTCAGATGATGAGTAAAGGAAAGATCAGTTCTGAAGAGTTACGTTTACAGATGGGAGAACGACTACCTATTGCATTACAGGCAATGGCTAAGGCTGCCGGTGTTTCTGTTGCCGGACTTGACAAATTAATGAAGCAAGGCAAGCTGATGAGTACAGATATACTTCCTAAGTTTGCTGAGGCTTTGAACGAGATGATTCCAAATGTAGATACTGACAACTTAGAGACGTCGGTAAATCGCTTAAAGAACGCATTTACAGAGTTCGTCAATGGAACAGATGCACAAAGTAGGTATAAAGCTCTGATAGATTGGTTAACTGGATATGTAAAGTACGCTTCTGATAACATTAAGAATATCATTACTTATCTGGTTGCGGCCATATTAGTAATGGTAACGAGTCGGTTAGTGAACAAGATCATTGTTTCTATTGCTCAGGCAGAACTTGCTGCCAAATCTGCTGCACGTCGTGCAGCCAAAGATGCAGGACAAAAATTTGATGAAGTAGCATGGGCGGCTAATAAAACGAGCGCATCTGTAAAGATGGCGTTTAAAAGAGCTATATCTTCTATAAAAGCAACTTTAATTTCATTGGCTCCTACAGCTATACTGACAGTTATTGGCGCTGTTATATCTAAGCTATATAATGCTTATCAAGAGTCCAAACGTATCAAGGGCATGTTTGACGCTTATAAGGATAGGATGGAAGGTGTTTCTGGATCTAATTCAGAAATTACTAAAATAAAATCTCTACAATCTGCATACAATGCAGCTAACGTCACTTTATCGGAGAAAAAAAGCATACTCAGTCAGATCAATAGCATACTTGGTACACAGCTTACTGTAAATCAAGATGTAAATAAAGTAATAGCTGATCGAATTGCAATACTGGAAGGGGTGGCACGTGCGGAATTGGCAGCACAAGAGGTGGCAGGTAGTGAAAACGAATTAAGAAAAATAGGAAAGAAATCCTATAATGGAAAGTATATTAAAGATATGGCTCCTGATTGGGCTATGGCTC